CCGTGTTTATGCATCTTAATCTAGCGTGGTTGATGTGACTGATTAAGACGTTTACCTGCGGCAGACATTGTGTGATTTACAGGTAGACACTTTCGAATATGACGGAGGGCATATAGGAATCAACCAACCCTCCAACTAACATTCAATTTAACAGGAGTTCACAAATGAGTTTTAATAGGGATTCACAAATGAGTTTATTAGACAAAACATGGTTTGAAGGTGGAGTAGAGAAGTTCTTTGGTTCACAGTCATTCGTCAGAGCAAGGATCATTGATCCATTAACAAGCCACATGGCGGCTGAAAGCGTCACCAATGTAGCACCAGCCCACATTGAGGTCATTCACGCTTGTTTAAAGCGGTTTGGGCCACTAGGTAAGGATGGAATAGCAAAGCAAACTGGTCTGAGAAATGACCAAGTATGGCGTAGGTTGCCTGAAATGCAGAAACTAGGGATGATTGGGCTAACTGGTAAGACAGTTGCATCCAATTCTGGTAGACAAGAGCGTGAGTGGATCATCCTATGAGCCTGTGGCGTAAAAGGAATGTTCACCATTCTGAACAAAAATACGACAATTTGCCCGTTATAAGTATCAAGTTGAAGGATTTAAGTATGCAGTCAGAAATGATATGGGTTGACCCACCAGAGGGATGGAAGTATGGTTTCCCTGCCATATTTGACCCTGACACCGATGGTCAGTTGAGCGAATGGATAGTTAAGAAAGGCTATCCAGTAAGTGTTATACAAGAATATGGAGATGTTTGGTCAGTTCGGTGTTGGCCTGTTGAAAAACTGAAACCTTCCGATGAGTAAAATATCCCGATAGGGTTATAAATGCACAAAAACACTCTTAGATGATAAAAAATGCCCCGTTCGGGACATAAAGGAGAAAAAATGTTAGAAACAGTTGCTTGGGCGGTTATGTTTATGTGTCTTGGTGGGTCAATAGTAGTGGTTGTCGGTGTTGCAATCTTTATGTTATCGGAGGAAAAATGAAGATAACTATTGAATTTGATGACGTTATAGAAGCAAAACAGGCCATCCACGCACATGATGTGTGGACAGCCATGTTAGACATCAATGAGGCAATTCGCTCACATACTAAACACGATGTTTCTGAAACACAAACAATAACCCATATTAAAGAAATCTTGTCAGATGTAAGCCAGTTGCTTTACTCTTGATCTTCGTCTTCTTCTTCTTCGTCTTCTTCTTCTAACTCAAGCCACTCGTCTTCGTCTTCGTCATAGTACCAAGTAACGCCCTCTACATCGGTGAATGACAACAATTCGCCATCCTCTTCACCTTCTTCAACCCAGCAACACTCTTCTTGTTCTGCTATATACGCTTGCAACAAAGCAACTTTATTGAAGTCTGCTGTCTTGATAGTGATAGTCTCTTCCCAACCCAACTCAATTTCTACTGTATACATAAAAATCCTTTAAACATTGATGATCTGACCTCTAAACTCAACCTGCCCTTCATCCCACTTATGGACTAACTCAGGCCATAGCAGTTTCCCATCCTTAAATGTCAGAATTGCGAAACCTGACCGATGATTTAGAGGATTGTCCTCGCCATAACTGAACTGTGGCCCATAAGGTTCAGCAAGTGTACCTGTGTCCACCCCAAATCGGTTGCCGTTATAGTCAGAGTAAGGCGTTACTTTTAAAGAATGTAAATGACCTGTAACTATTGTCTTACCTGCGCCCACAGTATTGTTGTGGGTGGCATGGACTCCACCCTTGTATCGGTGCTTGATAACCACATCATCTGTTGCCCAGCAGGTCATACAGAACTCCCAATTAGGGAAGTGGTCTTCTAACTTAAACCCAAAGGTTTCGGCAAACTGAGGTGCATTAGCCGCTAAACGGGCGTTAAAGCGAGAATCGTGGTTGCCCCATGTGTAGACTAGCCTGACATTGTGACGGGCTTCCTTGGCGGTTTCCTCGACCTCCTCAAGTGCCGCTTGGCAAGCCTTCAGTTCCTCAATAAGTGTGGGTTCTTTGCCTGACACACCTGATGGTGGATGACGGCTGATAGAAGCCCCATCAAGCGCATCTCCATTACATATCACCGCTGTGGGTTTAAACTCCTTAATAGCCCATAAAAGAGCGTTAAAGGCAGTTGTTCGTATGTTTGGCCAGAAGTGGGCATCACTAAATACAATAACTGTGCCGTTCAATATGCCTAATTGCTTGCGGTCATAAGCGGCTGGTGATCTTTCTGGTCTTCCATTAGGGTTTTTGGCTGGCATTAACAGACCATATTTAGTCTCTAAATGCGATCTTCGCCTCTGAATGGTTCGTATATTACCCTTTGTAATTTTTTGTATAGCAACCGCAGAACCATGTATTTTCCATAATTCAATGAACTCAGCATCAGTCAGCACAGGGTGTTGAGGCATGATTACTCCAGTTTTAATCGCCAGTAACTTGTGTGTTTTGTCATCCAAGGATTAGTTGGATCGAACATCTTGAAACCACAAGAGATAAGAGAATTTGCAGAAGCAGGGTTGTCGTAGGTACTGGTGATTAACCAATTTAGACCTAACGCTTTCGCTTGCCGAATCCTGACCCGAATAAACTTCTTCTGTAAGCCGAATCCACGACAATCAGGTACAACACCACAACGTACAAGGTAACCGCAATCACTCCAGCGAGAAGAATAAACAAGACCTGCGAAACCACAATCCACACCATCCTTAGTAGCAATCCACCAATAGCCATGATTTGTGTCGTAATATTTATCAAAAGGTAGGCACTTCTTCTGAAGTACCAACAGTCTCGTGTTAGTTTCTGGTTGACGAACATCTACACGCTTGATTTTCATAGTGCGTATTAGATGCTGACAATGTGAATGATTTATGAATAAGCCCGTGTGCCAGTCTTGTCAATAATCAATGCTTGCTTGCGTGATGTGCCTGAAGGATTGTTTGGCACAGAAATATGCGTCCAAGAATCAAACTCTCGAATGATCTGGTCATACGCTATTGTTGAACCAATGATGGCCTTGACTACTTGATCTGGAGTAAGGCCAGGCACTCTAATATCAGCCGCACAACCAACTCTGTGCTGTGATGTGTCTTTTGAACCCACAGCGTCATTCACGGCTTTTGACCTAAATGCAGAGTTAACCATGATCGGCTTGCCATCTAGCAAGTCTTTAACTTCTTCAAGCATCTCAGCCAAACGCTTCAAGTTGTTTATCTCAGAACTATTAGGCGTGTTATCAAGAGACCTATGGTTAGTTACTGTAAGTTCTTCAAGAGTAAAGTGCGGTGTAAGTAACATGATTATTTCTTTCTCATCTCTGCAAGTTTCTCAACAGTCCTACCACCAAAGTAAGCACCCATAATTAACATTCCCCATTGCCCCAACAAAGTGACATAGGCTTCATTAGCGTTCAAGCCAAAGGCTGACATCATGGCAAACAGGAAGTAACCCGCAAAGATGGCTACAAGGCTCATAGGGCGAATGTTCTTGGACAACCAAGAGTCAGATGCCATGTCTGCGTTCCAACGGGTAGAGACATTGTTATCTTCGTTCTTCATAGCGTCTGCCGCTAATTTAGCAAACTCTAATTCTGTTTCAGCAATCTTTTGAGCCGCCTGTGGATCACCTGCGATAGCCTTAGCAACAGCATCAACGGAATCAGAAACGCCAAACTTACTAGCCAAAGCGGTAATAGCCATGCCACCCAGAGGGCCAGCCACAGCAGTTGCCAACGTGGGTGCGACACCCTTGAGTAAATTGAGTAAGTCATTCATTTATTTCTCCAACAAATTTCTGCTTGCTTTTTATAGTAATCAGCCCGTTTATCATGCTCACGCACAAACCAAGACGCACCGATTACCACCACTACGAGGAATATGGTGACAACAACCAAAACAGCGATTTCCCATATTAGTATCCCCATCTCCATTCCCTGTCATACTCAACTAACCAAGTTAAAAACCAAGTAAACGTACAAACATAAACAGTTGCAATTAGTGTTGCTATGTATATATGTACTTTCTCTTTTATCCTTCTACGTTTCTCTTGTCTTTTAAGATATTCTTGTCTCTCAGCCGCTTGTTGTAGTTTTGTAATTGCTTTGGCTTCTTCAATCAGTTTGTCACGCTCTGCTTGAATCTCAACCCACAAGTCAGGCATACCTAACTCGTATCTAACCATGTGTTCTAAGTCTTTGTAATACTGCCTGATCTGCCTGACGTGCATTACGTTATCAATCGCTTGCAGGGTTACATTCTTAACCTTGCCTTGCTTTGCTAACTCTTTTGTCTCATCCTGCTTCTTTTTGTAGTCTTCTTCTAACTGGTCTTGACCATGAAAGAATTTCGAGAGTAACCCACCAACCTCACCAGCGATACCTGCAACCTCACCGCCAGTCTTCTTGATGTCTTGATATGCTTGAACTGCCGTCTTGATTCCTTCATAGGCAAGTTTGCATCCAGCAAAGATGGTGATTGGATCAATGGCTTACTCCTATTGGCTATACATAAAGTATGGTTCTGTTACTTCTTCTTCAACAGGTTTTTGTGTCATAGAAGAACGTGCGCCCAAATAACCAGACCTTAAAACACCTTGTCCAATAGCATTGGCAAAGTCACCCACATCACCTGGTCGCAACAGACTCTTTATGTCTACATCTTTTCCACTCTTGCTAATTAACCTTGTAGAAGCGTTTTCTATTGCCGCTAAACCATCTTTGTCCAGAAATAGTTTTCTGTGCGCTTCTTTTGTTGCATTATCAATGTTTGCTTGACCGATTAAAGAAAGTATCCTAAATCCTTTGTTAAACACACTAGAGATTTGGTTAACAGCAATTCCAGTAATTTGTTGTGGGCGAACCCCACCCAACATACGCTCTAAGGCTGAAGTTTCTTTAATAGCAACATCTTTGATGTTTAATCTATTTATATCAATTGTTTTGGATAACTGAGACACATCTGCTAAAGCAGTCAACTTATCAACATGGTCTTTACCAAAAACCTTAATAAAAGCGTCTTTGTTTGCATTTAGATAATCAAATGGCTGTGGCGTATCAAGCATTTTAGTAACCATGCCCTCTTTTAAAGCCATGTTTACATTTGCTTGATCTTGAGAAGGAAGTTTCTTTAAGTCCACACTTAATTTATTAAAGTATCCTTTACCACCAGAACCCAACAAGTTGTTAACAACCCCATCAATTCCCCTATTGTCATAGTCATTCAAGAAACTTTGACCAAGTTTTGCTTTTGTTGCCTTTGCCGCATCATCAATTGCAACTTTTTCACCTGCTAAATAACTTGCTCTTATTCTTGTATCCTGTAAGTTTGCTTTTAATGAGGGAACTTCATCAAGAATGTCGCTAAATCCACCATTGTTGCTATTTTTTGTAATTAACTTGTCTAGTTTTACAGGGTCAACTAAACCATTCTTATCTATTGCTGAGTTAAATAACTTTGACATGATTGCTTTTTCCACCATTGGAACGCCCTCATCCCCAGCGATACGTAAAAATTGTTTTGTTGCTGTTGGTGACGATGCTATCAATGGAGAGATGCGTTCTGCATATTCTTGTGAACTTATCTTTTGAACAGCAGTTGCATCTTTAAACGGAATTCCAATCTTGTTGTAGTAATCCGTATCAAGTTGCGTCATTGCTTGACCAAAAGTCATTTTCTCGCCACGCAAGTTGACATTGACATTGCCATTTGCTGTTTGCACTTGATTTAAAGCGTCATCAACCCTGTCTTGCAATATACGTAACTTGTCCTTGGTGACATCAGATTTAACATTACGAATATCCTCTGCAACCCTGCGCTTTAATGAGTCTAGGCTTGTCATGTCCATTCCAACAGACAAATCGCTAGTTGTAGTGGCTGGTAAGTTATCACCAGCACCAGATGGTTGCATACGAGAACGCAAAGCACCAAACTTATCTGACTGTGTTTTTACCAAACGCAATAAGTCTGACTGTCTTCCCCAAGGGTCTGATTGAAACAAATCTTCCGCAGTTGCCAATAAACGTGCTGTTTCGTTAGCAGGAAGGATTGCTCCTTGCTTTGAGGCTTGCCCAATGACGCTATCGTATTCTGGTGATATTGCTTGCCTAGTGGCTTTTTCTCTTGCAATAGCAAGGTTTTGCATTGCCATGCCTTGTTGCAAAGGCGTTGATGTACCAGCCAAATCTAAATTAGATGTAAGTTTAGATAATTGATTATCAATAAACTTTACTCTTTCATTTAAATCCGTTTCAACTTCTGCTATTTTCTTTGTTGCTGATGGCAACTCGTCTGTTGGTGACGGATAAAGTTCTGATCTTTTTTTGGCAACAGCAGATTGAATGTCAGAATACAACGTCTTTAGGTCTGAAGCAAAGCCAATGTCATTTTCTGCAAGAGATTTAAGCCTTGTAGACAAAACGATGTTATCAACTCCTGCTACGCCTACTACACTTTTCTCACCAGTAACAAACTGAAGCCTTTTTTGCACTTCATCAAGTCTATTTTTTAAAGACGGATCAGCCTTAAATGCCTCTGTTAACAAATCTTGCGCCCGTGATAAGCCTTCAACTTGTGCTAAATCTTCAACATTGAAGTCTTTTAAACGATCTTTTGCTTTACCAAACAACCCTTCTGCGGCTTTACCAACGCCAACACCACTACCCAACGCAAATGTAATTCCACCAATAACTTGTCCTATTGGGCCACCAACTTGTTCGCCTACTGTTCCTCCTAGTTCTCCAGCAACGCCTGGTACTGTTGCCAATCCCATACGCAACCCTGTTGACCCTAATTTAATTGGGCCACCAAATATTGTTGTTGGATCAAATCCTGCTCGTATTCCTGCACCAACATACTTTTGTGTTTCCGTAGCAGGGCGCATACCCGTATCAACACCCATACGTCTTTGTATGTTCTCTGTTGTCAAGCCTAACATTTCTGGTTGTGTTGGAAATGCACCAGCAAAAGTTCCAGTTTGTTGTGCGCCACCAGAAGTTAAAGCAGACGGCAAATCTGTAAGACCCCGTTTTGCGCTTTCTACTGCATACTCCATAAAGGACGGGGGTCTTGGCTTTTCTTCTGTTTCTCCCATGAGCATTGTTGCGGCAGGGCCACCTCCTTGAGAAGCAAACTCTTTTTGCAAATACGCTATTGCATCATTTTCAGTTGCACCTTCTGGAGCATTTACTTCGTATTCCGACCCGTCTGGTGCTGTAACAATAAATTTAGCCACAATATCGCCCCTTAGTTAACTCTTCTTGCTGAGTATCCAGTTTGCCCAGATGGTTTTTCTTCGCTAACAGGTGGCGTTTCCGCACTAGTTTTTGGTGGTGGCGTAAATTGTTTAAACTTAGCCAACTGTTCATCAATAGATTGTATAAATGATTCGTAATTAGGGCTTTTTGTATAACCAAGTTGCTTTGCTTCATTGACAACAAAATTCTTTTGCTCAATTAGCGCACCACGATAGATAGCAGAAACATACTTTTGTGCTTCTTCTTTTTGTTGTTTTGTTCCTCTGCCACTTAAGAATTCACTTGCAGTTTGCGCCAATCGATCATCCAAGCCACCAGTTCTAGCAAAACGCTGAATGTCTGCTTTTGATAGCGGCCCTGTTTCCCCTGTCAATCTTGCTAAAGTAGCGGGAAGTGCTTTGGCGGCAATGTCGTTACCTGTAATCCGATTTATTGTGTCAAATGCACTTGGAGCCTCAGAAATAAGCGCAGATGTTTTTTTCATCGTAGGGTTTGAGTCTACAAACTTTCTAAAGTCCATCCAATCCTTTTGTGCTACGGGCGCACCAGGCGGATAAACTTTTACAGCACTTTTGTCTGCAATAGTTCCTCTTTGATCTTCAATCAACTTATTAACAGTTGCTTTTTGTTCTTGCGTTAATGATGCAAAAGACATACCAAACTTTTCTTCTGAGAGTGCTTCTCTGTCAATGCCAAATCGTTGTTCTTTGTCTGGTTTAGTGCGAGTTAATGCCGCTAACTTATCTTTATACACCTGAAGAGCAGATTCACTCTCTGGCGTTTTTTGCTCCATACCTTCTAATTGACGAATAGCCGCCCTGTAACCAGCCTCTGTTTCGGCTTTCAATACATCTTGGCCTACGCTTGCCGCACGGCCTTCGCGTGTATATCGTACAACTTGTGCTAATTTAACTTGAGCATCTCTAGCATAATTAGCCAACCTTGTTGCGCCTTCAGGGTCAAATGGTGCTAATTTCTGTGCGCCAGCCATTATTGACTCAGGATCGTTTGGGTTAATCTCTTTCATCACAGCATTTCGTGCGCTGATTATCTGTAACTGTGGGTCTTGACCACCTAACAGCCCACCAATGCCACGACCTAGTTGCTGACCAGCCCTAGCCGCCATGTAGTTAACCGCCTCATAAGGGTCTAACTGAGCCTGTTGAAATGCTTGTCTTTGTTCTAGTTGTTGTCTGGTATCTTGATACGACTCAGGAGTCATCCCAAACAAACCGCCTACTATTGAATCTGCCATGATTATTCCTTAGTCAAAAAATCCGCCATACCCACCAAATCCAGCATTGCCACTACCATAAGTAGTCGCTTGCTGTTGTTGGAATTGTTGTGGCGTATATTGTTGCCCACCAAACAAGTTACCTAGTCCAGTTGTGAACTCACGACTATCAGCAAGGTTACCAATGGTTCTTGCAAACGGGTTCAATGCGTTGGCTGGTTGCATAGTCCTTGCGGCATTTAATCCACCATATAGCAACGATTGTCCTGCCTGTGCGCCAGCAGTAGCCGCACGTCCACCCAATTGTGCGCCAATATCCAAAGGTGATTGACCCAAAGACTCAATACCTTGAGTAGCCGCCAAATATGCTTGGAATGGAGACAATGCACCAACTTGACCAGTTTGATATTGGTTAAGCAAGTTAGCACCCTGACCAAACAATCCTGTGCCAAAAGCAACTTGTTGTTGACCAGCCTGTTGTGCTTGTGCCGCCAAAGCCGCATCTTGTTGTGCCAATGCGTTGTAGTAGGCTTCCATCTCAGGTGTTGTAGCACCTAATCCTTGCGCTCCACTAGGTCTAGCACCAGTAGCACCTACTGACAAGCCACCACGACCTTGTTGGAACAGTTGGTTTTGCAACTGAGACATCTGTCTCTCACGGGTAGGAGCAAGTAAGTCTTGTTGACTTGCCATGTATTTTTGAGCAACTTGTTCAGGAGTCTGCGCTAAATACTGCTGACCAAGGTTAAACAAACCAGTAGCCGCACCACTTAGAGGCGCATACTGCTGTCCTGCTTGTTCTGCTTGGGTTAAGCCACCTCCAGCCAATCCCATCAGACGATTTTGATAGGCTTGTAACTCAGGAGATACTGTGTAACCAGCACTTGAGAGTCGCCCAGAAGGGTCAAATCCGAACTGAGATGAACCAAATCGTGTGGTTACCCCAATAGGTCGGAAACGAGCCTCCTCTGCCGCCATTCTTGACGCTTCAAGTTGAGCATTAGCAGAAGCCTGCGCCGCATCCCTCGCAGAGTCTGCCGCCATAGAACTGCTTAATAAGTTCAGTCCTCCACCTATAAGTGCCGCTTCCATTCCCATTATGTTCTCCTAACAAACATTTGTCTTGCTTTGCCGTCCATACCAACAAAATCTTTTAAATAATCAAACCCAAAAATTCTTACAAACTTCTCATGCTTTGCATCACCCATTTCATGTATCGCATAAATATCCTTTTTGTAGGACTTGAACAATTCGTCAAAATCAATCTTTAATTGTCTTTTAACGCTCTTGTTCCATCTCATGCAATCACAATGAATAAAAGTAAAGCCGCAATCTTCCTCAAAGTACACAACGTAATTCTTGGTTTTAATTACTTCTACTTTCAATACTTGCCTTCCGCAAACACATTCACAAACACAGTCTCATCTTCCAATGCCTCAATCTCATGCCACTCATTAGCCTTGAGGTTTATCGGTTGCGTGTACTTGTCAATCACTTTCTCAATTCCTTCTTTACGAATCACACAACTTCCTGAATGACAAACAGTTAGATGCGCATAAACGTGTTCATGGCTTGGTAATCCTTCACCCTTGTCTGCGTGAAACACACTCATGGTTGCCCCGTCATACGTGACTTGGTGTGTTGGTGCAATTCGTGTTGTCATTTTCTTTCTCTGTTTTCATGTCCATCCATTTACCTATGTATCCCATTGGTGCATTGATATATCTAACTTGCATTGCCATTGTTCCATCTTCTTTTTGAAGCATACGAAACTCTGGCGTTGAGTTTGGATATATCCCGTAGGTCATAGGTCTTGCGATCCTGTCGTAGTTGGTTGTTCTTCTGTTGCTACTGGTGCTATTGGTGGCGGTACATACTCAGTAATCACGCCATACTCACCCGCATTACCCTTTGCCCATAATTCTTGGATATGAGAATACCCATCTGCACCACTTACGCCAGTTGGATGTGGTTCATTAAACTCAGCATACTTAACATTACATGAAAAAAATGTATGTTCTGCATCACACCATTGCAAATCTGTAACTGTTTGAATCGTAAACATATATTTTCCTTTTAAGAAACACGTACCCACAAAGCACTATAAAAATAATAATTATCACCAGGGCAAGTAGCAACTGTATTCCAATTTATACCGCCATACATTTTTCGCCATGTTCCACTAACTGCTGTTCCGCCTCCACCATAAGAATTAGTGTTGCTAACGTAGCCAAAAAACCCAAGACCGCCTGGCCCACCGTTCCCGTTTGAAGTTGAAAGGCTGTATCTAAGAGAACTTCCAGCAATAGTTCCGCCAACTGCGGTATCCGAAGTTTGAGCAGACACTAAAATGGCACAAGAACCAATTGAATCAAATGTTGTATTGGTAATTGCGCCAGTTTGACCATTAAGTGATGTAACGCCACCAGCAGGAGGTGCGGCAGATGTCCATGTTGTGCCGTTTGAAGTTAATAGGTTGCCAGTAGTGCTAGGGGCAACAAACTGCACCGCACTCGTACCATTGCCCAAAACCACATTGTTTGCAGTTAGGGTAGCCAAACCCGTACCACCTTGTGAAGGTGCTAAAGCCGTTGTCAAACCAGTAATAGAGGTAATGTCAGAGTTAGCACCAGACTTGGCGGCACTCAGATTAGTTCTAGCATCAGTTGCAGTAGATGCACCAGTACCACCCTCAGTTACAGCCAAATCATTTGTCAATGCAAGTGTTGGTATGGTTACAGTACCAGTAAAGGTAGGAGATGCAGTATCTGCCTTAGTAGCAACAGCAACAGCAATGTTGTCGTACTCAGTATTTATCTCAGTACCCTTAACAATCTTTAATGGATCACCAGACGCAAGATTGTCTTTGGTAGCAAAGTTTGTTGATTTCACATAATTTGTCATTTCTTCCCCTTAACTTAATCTGCCACGTTTAGATTGAATTTCAATCTTCTGAATAGATAGTTCATTGCCTGAAATATTAGTCTCATAACCAGTTTGCACAACCTTGCCAGAACCACTTGCATTGACTTGTAAGTTCTGCAACGAAACACCATCTGAATACTCATTAGTAACAGAGGGTTGTGCGTGTACTGCTGTATGAGTACCACTTCCCGCTGTTGTTGTATTGATAGCCGTACCACTAGATGTCAAAGACAAATTACAAGTGGTTGTAGAGACATTAACGCAAAAATAAGTTGTTGACGTATTTAACCCTGATGGCAACGTACCTGTGGTTGTCAAAGTTATCGTGTTGTTCAATACAAAAGAAGAGCCATCAACAGATGTAACAACCGCAGGGCTTGCGTTGGTTATCGTCACAACCTGATTGTTTGGATTGTTGTACTCTGCAACCCCATACTCAGACGTTCCTTGTGTCGGAATAAAGGTGGTTGCGGCTAAGTAGTTAGTAGAGAAGTCAAATCCCCACTTCATTGTTACAAACTGGTTTGAGCCACCAATGGCAACAATAGACAATCTTTTCAGGATAGAAGTAACCGCTTGATCGCCTAGATCAGCATGGTTTGTGTAGTACAAGAAACGATAACTACTTGTATGGTCTTGGAATGTTCCATACTTACCAACATACCCATTCTTGCCAATCAACAAGTCACCACTCCTGCGGGAAAGCAAAGCAGTTGGCTCAATAGAATCCCAAGTCGTTACCCTGAATGAGTTATCTTGCAACTGCAATCTTGTGTCAAAGCAGAACACTTGCTTAACCAATGGGAAGGTTATCAGGTAGAAAGCATCTCTTTCTGAGTAAACAGCCTTTAGATTGGCTAGAGTCTCACCAGCAATCGTAGACAACAGATCATTGCGTACATTCTTAGACAAGTCTCCCAATGGGGCTGACTTCTCAATAATCGTTCTAGCAAACGAGCGAATACCAGAGTTAGACAAGAAAAGAATATCCTTGCCCGTAGAAGCAATCGTATCCCTTGCTATACAACCAATACCACCAACTGTGTCACTCAAAGTCATGGTAGATGGCGTAGTTGCATTGGCATACACCAAGATTTGACGCTTACCAAAGATGATTAGAAAGCCATTGTGAGCCGCCAACCCTGTGATCTCATCTGCCCCGTTAGGCCACACTCTGTCTACATTCAAAGAACCAGCCGTTCCCGTAGACCAAACATGACCAGATAACAAATCACTAAAAAATACAGTTGTGTTGTTTGTTGTGGTGCTTGCCGTCCACAATCTTCCGTAAGCCGAAATAGCAATATTGGCAGAAGGCACAGTACCAACATAACCAGTTTTCTCAGAAACACGCCTAAATGTTGTAGTGCTTACCGCAGGGTCAAAGATCAACGGGTCATGCCCTGATTGAAAGAAGAAAGTTATTGCATTTAAGGATGTGCAATGCCAGTTGTTTGCTGTGATAGTAGGGGCAGTACCTCCACCACCATAGGTCAACTCTGAAACAGCGTTTGAGCCATCCAACTTAAACAACTTGTTGTTACCAGAGAACAGCACAGTCAAAGTGCCATCAGCCTGAACTAACTCATGTATTACGCCAACATCATTTGCACCCAAAGCACCAGAAGATGAGTTAACCCTTGAGAAACCCTTGCGTGAGCCAATGCGTCCGTATTGGTCAATCACACAATTGGTGGCAACTAAAGCAAACCCTTGATTCAAGTCCAAAGGCGAGTCTTGGGTGTTTAACCCGTAAAAGCCTGGTGCGCTTATGCTAGAGACTTGGATTGCTTGGCTCATGTTGCTACAAACTCCCCACGATCAGGATAACGTGTACCTTCCAAAGCAATATGGTCTGACAACATTGATTTGTATAGCGCATACGCTTCTGAGGAAGACAATCCACCATCTTCACCACGCTCCACCAATGCTCTTGCATAGGCGTTTTGAGCCACTAAAACATCAGGTACTTGCACCACAGTAGCGTCAGCAGACAAATTGGCTTGTGCTATGGCTAAAGAGAATTTAACTGTGTATACAGCATCTGGAACTGGATACAAGGTTACTTTTGTATCGTAACTACCATCCACGCCATTAAAAGCATAGTTAACTGGTGCTGAAGTGCCAACAGGCAAGAAGTTAATGTTGCGATTCATGGTGACAAAATCAATGTTTGTCATCCCTAAAAGGCTAGTGGTATTGATTGCGTCTAAGACTTGGAACTTCTGACCAGCCCCTGTGAGGGAGTAGGAAGAAGTGTTTGCAACTGTGGTAACTGTGATAGTTTGGACTAATACGTTCCAAGCAAAGGCATCCTCAATCTGACGCTTTGCATCATTGACAAACTTGCCAAGCAGGGTTGAGTAAGTAGTCTCTAGGTTAGTAGATACAGTTGGTTCACGCAATCGAACCAATACATCGTTAATTAGTTCTAAGTACGTCATGTGCGTGTTAATCCTTCTTCTTCAATGGTGACAGCCACCGCAAAGGTAGATGCCGCCTCAGATGTTGCTTTCAATATATCGCCTTCTTCCATCACAAAGTATGATGTTCCACCCCAATCTTGGGTAGTTTTGGAAGTTACTGCTGTTTGATAGACAAGCGAATAGGTGACAGCGGCAGAAGTATCTACCCAATCAAAAGTTATGTGTTTGTTTGAACCACTTGCGTTAGTGGCTCGTAGCAAAACCACCCTTGCGTAGTAACCAGTAGGTACTGTGTAAAGGGTTGTCAGCGTGTTTGCTGTGAGGTTTGCGCCAACCGATAATGCTCTCATTTTGCCTTTGCCTTATTTCGTTCGGAAATAGACTTGGCTTTTGCCTTTGCGTCAGCCTTGGAGTTTGCACCCCATGCTTTTAACGAAAGAAGCAGTCTTGTCGGTTCACCATTCTTGTACTCAGCACCGCTATTACCAGCCATACGAGCCAAGAAACTTGCTCTACGGGGATTATCCCCTGATTTAACTGGTGCTTTTAAATTACCACCAGTTTCCGCATTATAAGATGCTCTGCCCTTGGAGTTCAACCCCCCTTTGGCATTTTTACCTTCAGAGCGTTGCCAAGCGGGAGTTTTCATCACTTCACCTTTTTTGGTTTCTTTGCGGTTTTAGCAGATTGTCTAAATGCTTCAGCAGTTGGCGCACCTTTGCTACCAACCTTACGCATCTTTTCTCCAGAGCCAGCCTTAATTCTTGCTTGCTTGGCATTGATATTGGCATATAGACCTTGTTTCATTTCTTCTTCGCCTTCTTGGTAGGGGTATGAGTTAAAACTTTACTACTTGCACTATGCTTTGCACCAGTCATCAAAGTTGACCCAGATTTATGTGTCTCACCTTTGTACAGTTTCCCATCAGGCAAATAGTGTGGCTGGTTCTTCATATTAGTACAAGACCTTTGCCGTAATAGTTCCAGAGGTGTATGCAGTCACATTGGCTCTTAGATACATTGGCGCATTGGCTATGGTGACAATGCCATCGGCAGTCAATGCTGTACCAATCAATGCATAGGTTGTTCCATCCAAACTACCTTGAAAAGCAACAGTAGCGGTCGTTATCCCTGTAACTTGCAGAAATGCAGGCTGTCCTGCATCTGCTTGTACAGGCTGAGATGCACCAGTTGCAACTACTGCGCTTAAAAGGGTTTTTGCCCCAGATAGTGAACTCATTTACTTCTCCCAGATTTCTTCATCATGTTGGTAGCGGTGCGCTGACCACGCATAGGCATAGCCTTTGGTTTTCCAACTGCCACCATAATGGCAATAGGCATACCCTTTTTCTCTGATTTCTTAGGCATCTTGCTTGGTTTTCCGTACATCATAAGTTTTCTCCTTGGTTAACTTACTTGATCCATCGTGCGGCAAAGAAACTCACCACGCCCGACAGGGCAGAGGCAATGACCATCCCCATCCAAAAGCCACCCTTAGACTGGTTTGCTAGTTCGAGTAAAGCACGAACATCATTGCTCAATTGGTGAACTTCCACTTGCAGAGCCTCCACTTGGGCTTCTATTCTGCCGAAATCTCTCGCATCAATATCACTCATAACAATTGTTCCTTACGGGGTCGCCCCATAGGACGCTTCAAAGTTAGTGTCTGCCTTGTTCCATCAACCTTTTCGACCTCCACAACAGCAGAAGTATCAACCTCTGTGTATTCTGGATGCCTACGCATCTCAACAATGTCAAAGTCGTGCCTAAACTCGACAACATTACCTGAACGGGTGCATTTGAACAAAGCCATATTTATCCTTAAAAGAAAGGGGAGCAAGCCCCCCAATCTTTAGACCATACGAACTACAACAATTCGCATAGTGGTTGATGCCAAGTCAACAGTAGATTCTGACTCGTTTTGGATACGGAACTTGACAGTATCTGCCGCTGACACATAGCCAGTAACAGTTAAACCAACCAAATCAACGCCCAAAGATGCGCCAATAACCATGTCACCCAAGGCAACGCCTGAGATCGTGATGTCATCAGTCTCGCCAGCACCATTAACAAGTGAACCAGCGTTTAAAGTGGCTGTTACAGCCCAAGTGTCAGAAAACAAACCACGAAATTGGTCTGTGCCTCTGCGTGTAGTTACTGCGGATGCGGTTGCCATGTATTTCTCCTAATTAAGTTTAAAAAAGTCCCCCCACCACTAGGGCAGGGGGCGCAACTGCAATTAGGCAGGAACCAACAAAGCAAACATAGATGCAGACTTAGCCGCACCTACACTTGCCGCATCACGGAGAATCTGAACGCCATACAACGTATCAGATGTGAACAGCGTAGCAAGGTACTCTTGCTTGTACTGAACTTGTGAACGCACACCAATTTGCTCAACCAGAACCAAAGAATCTTTGTGTCCCATCAAACAAACACGGGCGGCAGCAGAACCTGATGCTGTGTCGCAATTGCTTGAGACAAACACAGGGATACCGTAGAGGTTACCGATCTCACCTGTGCGGATGGTATTGTTAGTACCGCCAACAAAGGCTTGTTCTGTGTAACGTGCAAGACCCATTAAGGTATTACGACTTGATGGTGGGATGATAAAAAATCTTCCGTCCATTGGGGTGTCGTTGTCATCAAGACGTTGGATAGTGCGGCGAATAGCGGCATCAGTTAAGGCTGACTCATTGTTGCTTGCGGCAACATAAGCAGATGTACCATCACCACCAATAAACGCACCAGTTGCATAGGCGTTTGTACCAGCGCCATTATTGGTTTCACGCCCAAGGTTAATCAAGTCTGTATCGACTTGTTTAGCCAAAGAGTAACCAGCATCTGCTGTGTAGAAGTTACGCAAGCTGTTTAATGCTTGGGCTTCTACGATGTCTTCGATCAAACGGCTATATTCATAGTGTTTGTCAATTGCTACCTGAACTTCTGATTCCGTTGCCGCAATCAAAGTTACTTGTGAGCCAGCCGCCTTTGCAGACGCTGTACCACGGGTAGGAGCAGGAACGTGAACTACATCACCCTTCTTGCCCTTAAAAGACATCTTCATAACCAAGTTTGCTAAGACGAGGTTCTTTTTATAAGCCGCAATAATCTCGTCACTCCAAATTTCAGGAATGAACGTTGCCGCTGTCGTTACTGTCACATTATTTGTACCTAAAGGCATGATAAATCTCCAAAAAGCGATAAGTTAATTATTTGACCCGACCTTCTGCGTAGGCTTGCATGATCTCGTCACTCAATGCTTCGTATCTGTTCGGATCGGTCATTTTTAGCCGAATAAGGTCAGCCCTTCTGTATACCCTCTTTCCTGATTCTCCACTACCACCTACATCAACACCCGCCGCCTTCAGGTTAGTCTTGCGCTGGGTTTCACCCGCATCGCTAGTCTGTTTTGCCTTAATGCCACGTAACTGTTTATAAGTAGTAAGTAATTCGTTTGCACTATCGTAGTCAAACTCACCATCAGCCTTGGCAAACAGATTTATGCGAACAGGTGAAGATTTCACCCAATTTGCAAAGTCTGGGTCTGAAGCAACCTGACCATAGTCGGGATGCTCTTGCGTTAACTTTTGCTGAATCTGCATCCTTTTGAAGTCGTGAGCCGCTTGGCGACCCGCTACTACATCTGGGTGGTTATCGACAGTCTGACGAATTGCCTCTTTTGGATTCTCAAAGAAGTCTACTTCTGGTGCTTCCTCTTTAATAGGTTGCTTGTTAGAACTGAGGTTCTGCTTTATGAGTTCATCTGCTAGTTTACGAATCTCGCCTACTTCCTTACCTTGACGATCAATTAACTTGTTAGCCTCTTGATGCATCTTGATAACATCTTCTAGACTTTTATCCCGATAGAAATTGGGAATGTCCGAAAGTTGCTCATTCTGAGGGAGTCTTTCTTGCTGTTGTTCTTCAACTACGTCTAACTCACTTGGCGACTCATCTTCATTTTCAATCAACATATTTTTCCTTTTCCTGCGTGTTTATCGTTCTCAGGACATTTAACTTGCACTTTTTACAAGTTGTTGCTTTGCTCCCACTTCAGTCTATCTAGGTGTTTTTTCTCGAACTTCCCATGCTCTGACGGGAAAGAACCAGACCACCCTTCCAATTTGAAGTTAGGTGCGCTTAGAGTTCGGTTGGCTGTTGCTCCGCACTCACACTTAAAACCTGTTGTCTCATAATCAACAAGTCTCTCAGTTTTATGCCCGTTTTCACAGGCAAAATCAAATAGTCTTTTCATTCAATTCCTCATACGCTCTTTCGCTGACCTCTTTCAAGGTTCTCAGCCAAGTTAATATTGACAATTCACCCTTTTTGAAGTGCAAAGACGCTTCATCAGGGATTGTACTGATATTGTTCAACGAATTTATCATTGTGTCAATATCTTCCATTAAATCCTTCCAACCCTCTGTTGCCATAGTGTCAAAGCGGGCTTCATAGTACTTTTGCAGTTCAGGAGTCATGGATTCAATCTTTTGTAGGTTGTCTTTTAGTCTTTTTTTGGCATATGCCATAAAGATTTCTGCTTGTTGCTCATCAACAGTCTTGGGCATCTTCAAACCCAGCCTGATTCTTCAAATCCGCATAAAGGCTTTCCATTAAGTTACCTGTTGGCGTTGCACAGTAAAAGGCGTGTTTCGCTACTTCTTGTGCATTGGCTTGCCTAGCATCTGCACTTGCAGAAACAGATACCTGATATTGGCATTGGTCTTTGTTTGCATGAATATTGGTTATTCGTGCGTATGCTTCCGTAAAAGGAACACCAACATTACTTGTGGAAATAGAGATTTTAAGTGCCATTAGAAAGTTACCTCAGTTGATTCAATTCTGCTAACCCATCTGATAGTGGTTGCCGCCGCCCCTGTCACAGTAACGGCTATACCACCATTTGTTGTATCTGCGGTAATTGCTAATACCCAAGTAGACGCCAAAGCATCTTGTGCTATTACAGTAGGAGTGACTGCGGCAACCAATGTAGTAGATGCGGCATTTGCACCCCTTTTAATTACGCCTTCAAACTTCCAGCCTGATGTAGTGCTGCCACCTGTTACGTTAGCAATGCAAGTTCCTTGAAATACATAGGCAGAGTTGTTTGGCAAAATTACTTGGTTAGTTGTGTCTGCTGAGAATGTGTCACTTGCAAGCCTTGTTGCAGTTGCATTTGTTGTTTGTCTTCCCAATATTAATAATGCAGTTTGAGAAGCGCCAACAGTAAAAGCAACAGGTGAATTACTTGCTGGAAAAACTGTCTTGCCAATAATAGACCTTGCTGTTCCTCTTACACCACCAGCAACCACGGAGTAATTGCCACTTGCTGTATTTTGATCTCCCCCAACAACGACAGCGTATGTACCACCTGCTGTGTTACTACTTCCAGCAATAACCGCAGATTGAGTACCGCTTGCACTATTACTATTTCCACCAATAATTGCAGAACTAGCCCCATTTACAGTATTACTAGAACCGCCACCTACAAAAGAACTGCCACCATTTCCTGTATTACTAGAGCCGCCAATAAATCCCATTCCAGTATTAGCCGCAGTATTTGATACACCACCACCTATAAAAGAACTACTAAATTGTGTGTTGTTGTTAAAACCACCTAATATTACAGATTGAAAATTTCTCGCCCCTTTTGGTGATTGATTTAATGTTATCCAACCACTTGCAAAAGAGCCAACACCTGTTCCAAAACTTATAAAGTTTTTAGAGTAAATTAGATCTAATGTATGTCCTTGTCCTACTGTATAAATATAATTGTTTGTTCCACCATCATTTGTATCTGATGAAAAAATTTGCACAATTTGTGCATTAGTACCATAGTGTTGATTTATGATTTTTATTTGTTTTCCTTCGATTGGTGCAGTAGGAAGATATAAATAAATAACAGTTGTATTGCTACCTGTTCTAATATATTGAATAGGCGCACAATCATCTGTTAATGAAATACTTGTTTGTCCAGTATAGGCTCTAAAAAAATCCCAAACCTGTATTGCAGGTGTGTTTTCGGATGCAAAACCCGTAAACATTAGTAATCTCCACCAACAGCAGTTAAATGGAATCCAGCCGCTACTACTGTTCCAAATGTGGCGTAAATACGATAACCCGCAGGTAAACTAATGTTTAATGGCAAAATAACATCTGGCAGTTCAGCAATCTCAGATACTGTTGTTGCTGATAAAGTTCTTTCAAGATACAAAGCATTATTAGCCGCAGTAGTAGTAGCAGAACCATTATTTATCCATATACGAATAACTGTGGCTACGTTTGTTCCCAATGGTCTTGCTTTTATAAAATCAATCCTTGAACCATCTACTGCTTTGCCTGTAAATATTGGTCCGTAATTTGTTCCGCTACTTAAATCTTTGGTTGTGTTAGCGGTAAGGCCAGGAGTACCCGATGTAGCCGCCGCACCACTTACCCAACTATTTACTGGCGTTAGTGGAAAGATTGGGTTTGTATTTTGTGCCATTTAAAAGCCTCCGATTGACCAAGATTGCAGTTTAGGAATTGGTGATGAAGTACCGCCACCACCAGATGAGGCGATAGTGATACCGCCTGCTGAATTTGTAATTGTGATGTTGCTACCAGCAGTCAAAGTGGCATAAGAAAAATCTGTACCATTGCCAATCAATAACTGACCATTAGTAGGGGTAGACGCAAGAGCAATTGCCAATGTGCCACTTGTCGTTATTGGTGAACCAGTAACAGACAAGAATGATGGGACAGTTGCCGCTACGCTAGTTACAGTTCCACTTCCACCGCCACTAGGTGTTGCCCACGAACCATCACCACGCCAAAAAGTAGATGCTGATGCTGATGTACCGCTATTTAAGTTGGTTACAGGCAAATTACCAGTTACTTGTGTTGCAAGATCAACATTTGATAACGTGCCACCAAGAGTTAAATTACCACTTGTTGTAACTGTGCCTGTTAATGTGATTCCGTTGACTGTTCCTGTTCCACCAACACTTGTAACAGTTCCGCTACCTTTGTTGTTAAACGTAGTCCAATCAGCAGAACTTAATGCGCCACGATTAGTTGCAGATGCGGTAGGTACATTTAAAGTGATTACTGGAGTTGTAGTTCCATTAGCCACAGTAGAACCTAAATCAGTCCCTGTTGTGCCTAATGTAAGTGCCGCAACGCTTGTTACAGTACCAGTTGTCGAATCATTGGAAGTAATCGTAAAGTTAGGATATGTTCCAGTAATACTAGTCGTACCCGCACCTGTTAAAGAAACAGTCTGATCTGGTGCAGAATTGGTAATTGTAAAGTTAGGATACGTGCCACTTGTGCTAATTCCTGTTCCCGCAGTTAAGGCAACTGTTTGGTCAGGTGCGCTATTGGTGATTGTGAAGTTAGGATAGGTTCCTGATGTACTAATGCCCGTACTTGCAGTCAATACTACCGTCTGATCTGGTGCAGTATTGGTAATATTTAAAGTACCAGATGTAGTAATTGGACTACCAGTAATACTGATGCCTGTTCCAGCAGTAGCGGCAACACTTGTTACTGTGCCAGAACCGCCACTTGCGTTAATTGTTTGATTAGGCCAAGTGCCTGTGATACTTGTAATGTTTGTGCCAGCCACTAAACTAGGTGTTGCTGTACCTGTTCCACCATTAGCAACCGCAACAATCCCTGTCACATTAGATGCTGTACCAGTAGTATTTTGGTTTAAAGTTGGAAATGAAGTTAATCCTGCGGCACTACCATTAAAAGTAGTAGCAGTCATAGTACCAGCCGCTACTGTATCTCCTGTGCCATCAACACTAAATTGAACTTGCCCACCTCTAGCGCCTATTACAAAATATCTAACTTCGGCTGATGGAGAATCTGAAAGTCTACCTCTTTCAATAAAAATTCCATTTGTGTTAGTTAAGGTTGTATTATTTTGATTACTATAAACAACTGTTTGGTTATATGTACCAGTATTAGAATTTCCCTGAAAACTTATTGGCGAAGTTGATGTTGATGTAACAGCACCTGTCAAAGATAGTGTGGTCACACTAGATAAAGAACCCGATACATTTGCAGAGCCGTTAAAGTTTTGACCCCACAATGTGCGTGTATTTGTTAGAGTTTCGGCGCTTCCTGTTGTGTTTTGATTCAATGTAGGAATGTCTGCCGCAACAACTGCTCTAAATGTTGGTACTCCAGAAACCCCATTAGGTGCGCCTAAAACAAAGTTAGCAGTCTTACTTGCGTAAGGGTTCTGAGTATCACCATATCCAGATGCTAGGCTAATTGCAGGGGTCGCTCCTCCACTAGACACTACTGGAGAAGTTCCTGTAACAGCAGTAACTGTTCCGCTATTTGTTGCGGCAATACTTATTGAACCACCACCATTTGTAATTGCTATACCAGAGCCAGCAGTTAATGTTGTCTTTGTTAATGTATTACCTGTTGTATTTCCAATCAGTAATTGACCATCTGTATAACTTGTTTGTCCTGTGCCGCCATTGTCAACATCAAGAGTACCAGCCAAAGTGATAGTGCCAGTTGTTGTAATTGGGCTACCAGTAACAGTCAATCCTGTTGTACCACCTGATAAAGCAACGCTTGTTACAGTTCCTGTTCCTGCGCTAACATTGACAGTTACATCGTCCCCAGAATTGGTAGCAGTAACAGTCGCACCAACAAAATTGATTTTCTTAACACCACTTGTGATGCTTGTGCCTTCGTCTAGGATAGCCACCGCCCCATTGGTGGACATGGTGCTTATGACTTTGATCTTTTCTGCTAAGTCAGGAGCAACCACCTCACCAACATTAATCTCTTGACCTGTTGACAGGGTAATAACTAACGAGCCATCAAAGTCAATCTTGGCATCTGTTACAGAAACACCATCTTTGCCGTCTATCCCATCTTTTCCATCCCTACCATCTTGCCCATTCTTACCGTCTATGCCTTGGCGACCATCTGCACCCTTATCACCCTTGTCTCCCTTGTCACCCTTTTCAGGAACAATAGACTTGGCAACCTCTAGTTGTGCTGTAACCTTGTTTTCCATCACTTTGATGGCTTCAACTATCAGGTCTACATTGTCTTGAACAGCAGTTTCCTCTTGCTGGCGCAAAGCCACAAGGGTTTCTTCCATCTTATTGATGGCTTCTAACTTTTCATCAAAAGATGAGTCTGTTGACTCAATACTTTGGATAAGTTCCTTGATATTAGCCATTCTTTAGACCATCCGTGAGTTTGGTAAGGAAATCTTGCTTGACTTGGGACTGAGCATTT